CTGCTGGAGCGATTGGGGTGTCGTCACCTTTGACCCGCATTCCTCTTGTTTTAAAGCCTCCGGGCAGATTAGCAAGAGTTCCGGCGTCAACCAGTTGCCTAATAATAGAGGTGCCAGACTTAGCAAAAGCACCAATAAGATGGATAAGCCCAAAGCAATAGAAGCCAAAGCCGGGTATATATCCATAGTGAACAAAGTGCTGGCGTTTCTTATGCGTTTCATCGCCTTCTTCCCAGTTCCTGCGAATGGCAAGACATTTATTACTGCCCTTTTCAATGGTGACTAGATATGGCAATGCCAATCCAGTTGGTTCTCCGTCTTCGTCCGTATGCTCAAAACCTTCAATATCAAGGTTTACCTGCATCTCAAGCAGTTTGTATCGGTCGTCTGATGTGGCTCTAAAGCCCATCTTCTCGGCAATCTTCTTTTCAACTTCATCCATCGTGTTGTTGGGTTCGCCAAGGTCAATATCGGCGTAGAAACCCATCACTTGAAGGCGACGAAGTTCGTTCTCGGTCTTTCTCATGACATGAGTGACGCGAGGGGATGTCTCTATATTAGAAGCACCATAAGGCACTACAACATCTTCCGCAGGAACGAAGATAGCTGTTTGCCTGTTTAAACCGGGGTCAAAGTAGACCTTACGGAAAGCGTTGCCTGATAGTCCCAAGCCCCACAGAAGCCTTTCTGTCTCCGGGCGGTACTCAGTCATCTCGTCCGTTAACCGATAGTTCATATCGGTTTGAACCCGCGCAGCGGCATCCTTCTTCTCTGGGGTTTCCCTGCCAATAATCTCAGTCCTTACAGGACCGGAAGCAGGAAAAATCTCCATGATTGTCTCTGCTTGGAACTTAACCAGAGACTCTGATAGGAGAGGATGATAGACCCCACAGGCTCCCGGCCAAGGGTCCATGCGCTCTTCAATCTTGAGTCCTAGAAGCTCAAGACCGTCAACATAGGCTTTAATCCAGTCTCTACGGGAAGAGATGTCATCGTCAAAGTCAGAGATGATTTCGGAGACAATCTCTTCAACGATGCCGGGGTTTAGATGTTCTACAAGATTTTCATCAAACCCAATTGGTTCCTCTGGAGGTTCTTGGGTTTCACCTAGTTCCTCATCAAGCTCAAGTTCAATGTCTTCGCCGTCATCAAGTGACTCAAGACCTTCGGGTGCCGCGTAGAGAGACTTTTCAATAGACATTAGTAGTACGCCATTTTGCGTTTAAACATTGGCTCTTCATCTTTCATGTCTGATTCCAACCGAATGAAACCGCCTTGCCTGAATCTAAGAAGAGCCTGACTTGTAGAGTCCACAAGGTCGTCGTGGTCCCCGTTTGGAAATGATGCGACCTCTTCAACCAATTCCTCTGCCCACCTTGTGGGTGGTGCCCACACTAAACCAGAGGCAAACACATCCGATATCGCGTTTACACGGGCAATCTTATCATTGCCTCTTGATGGTGTGTATTCCGATAACGGGATTCCTATTTGCCTTAGTTCATAGATTAGAGGCGCCCCCGCTGCTTTCTTTTCAATGATTAGGGAATCAGGTTCCCATTCGTTGTACATCTCCAATGCTTTCTTTTTTAAAGCCGGAAACTCCATTCTTTCTTTGAATGCATCCAATAGGATGATGTTGGCTATCTCGTCCCCATTCTCATTAGGGTGATAGAACACGCCCCATGTTGTACACGCTGAGTAGTCGGCTCTTGATGACTTCTCAAAGGCGGTATCCCAAGACTGAATCAAGTACTCACACTGAGGCGGGTCGTCCTTCTCCCAGACTCTCCACATCTCACGCTTGATGATTGCCCCTTCTTCGGATGTTGGATTCTGCTGATACTGGGCCTCCCACTTACTTACAGGGAGTTCATTCTTGATTGCCTCTAGTTCTTTCTGGCTCCAGAACTCAGGCCACAAGGGTTTACCCGAAGGCATCAAAGCAGGAAGCTCTATAACTTCCCATTCATCTGCGTCTCTCTTAATAGCATTAGCTATGATGTTGCCTGTAAGGTCCTTTTTGGACCACCGGGTCATCACAACAACGATAGCTCCGCCCGGTTGGAGTCGCTGACGGGGACCGGCGTTGTACCACTCAAAGACCCTGTCATAGACCGCAGGGTTTCCAAGCATTGCTTCCTGCTCTGAGTGCGGGTCATCAATGATTAGAACATCAGCACCTTTACCTGTTACCGCTCCACCAACTCCGATAGCGAAGTAATCGCCTCCTTTGTTGGTATTCCATCGTCCTGCGGCTTTAGAGTCCGTAGATAACTTTGTTGGAAAGATTGCTTGATATTCGGGAGTGTTGACGGCGTTACGGACCTTTCGCCCGAAGCCAACTGCAAGCTCCGCAGTGTGGGCGGTTTGGATAATCTTCTTTTCTGGGAACTTGCCTAGAAACCAAGCAGGAAACAGAAAGGAGGCAAACTCACTCTTAGTGTGACGAGGTGGCATGTTGATGATTAGCCTTTTCAGGTCGCCGGAAGCGACCCTTTCAAAAGCCTCTGCCATGATTTGATGGTGCCTTCCTGATATGAATACAGGCCACATCTCTTTTACAAATGGAAGGAAGTTCTCTTTACAGCGCTCTATCTTGTCTGCCTTTAAGAGTTGAGCAATCTTTGTAACGTTAGGATGCCCTGCTGGCAACGTGTCCAACAGCTTGCGGTAGTCCTTAACTTCCTGACGGGTCAATAAGCTCATAGAGCAAGTATCTTCTTAATGCCCTTGTCAGCCACCTTCAAGCTTCTAAACTTGTGAGCTTGTACCCTCAAGTAACCCTTCTGCCTCAATGTATGTACAAGCCTATGAATGTTAGACCTACTCTTTAACTTCATGCCTTGAGCAATGTTGTTATACGAAGGCGGGTACCCCTTGAGCTTGATGTATGCATGAACGAACTCCAACACTAACTCCTGCCTAGGAGTGAGTCCTTCTTGCTTTTCAAACATATACCCCCCCGGTAGAAATGCGAACGTTCGTATAGGGGGGTCATTCTATACGGAAGTTTAAACAACGCAAGTGTAGAAATTGATATGGGGTGGGGGTGTGTTCGTGTGGGGGAGTGATAGCACGAGTTGGGGAAGTGTGTATCGGATGTGGGGAATAGAGTGTAAGGGTGGACGATGGCCGGTACGCCCATACGCGGGGGTGGGGTACGGGTGGGTACGCGCGGGTAGCCCTAGTGAAAGCCCCCGTTTAAACGGCTTTTAGTTTAAACGCCTTGAGGTGCGAGTCCAATTCACGCTTCAATTGCTCAGGGTCAACCTGTTCGACTTTCGCCTCGCTCTTATCAACGAACATGCCAATGGCTTTGCCCATCAATTCCAGTGCCTTTAAACGGTCGCTGGTGCGCACATTGGCATCTGATGCATGGGTATGCAATTGCTCCAATACATGGCGTCTGGTGGCGATTGCGTCATCAATTACGTTCTGTTTTATGGACTCCCAGATAGGCTCCATGAGTCCTGCTATCCGCGAGTCCTTCATCAGCTTGTTCGCACTAGCCATAACCGTCGCCTCGCTTGTATCTGTGCGGACTGCATAGGCTTTGCGATATGCATCTCTTGGACTATTACCTTGAGCAACAAGGGACGCAAACTGACGCATCTTGGGAGTAATCCTAGGTACCTCTGTCTTCACTCCCCATGCCTTTCCATCCACTCTCTTTCTCTCTCTTGTGCCCTCTATCATCTCCATCACTTCCCTACGGATGCCGGGGCTTGCAACGTTCTTGCTTGCGGCGGTCGCCTCAATCACGCTATCGCTCTGACCGTCCTCAATCCCCTCTTCATCCCAATCGTCCCTGCTCATAGCCCAACCCCTTGTTCGTTACTTGGTACGCGCTCGTACCGTTTAAACCTGTTCGCATTCTACCCTTGTGGATAACCTGTGAATAGCCTGTGGACAATTTCTAATAACGTTATCCACAGCTTATCCACACTGTACGGATATACAGGTTTAGACCCCCTCTGGAACCCGCATGTTTACTGGGAAACCCTCCAGAATCGACGAACGTGCTTGCACCAATGCATCGGTATGCACTAGCGTTTAAATCGCTCTGAGGCCGTTCTAGACCCGATTTCGGGGCATATGGGTATCCATACAGTTGTGGATAACTCGCTATCTACCTGATGCGCGGTTTGCAAAAAAGAAATCAGGCGCGCGTCACGCACACGCTCGCGCGTACACACACACGTGAGAGGCACCCTGTTACATGCATGCGACAACTTGTCATCACTGGTGCTTGCATTGGTTTAAACAGTAGTGCTAATATGCAGTCTCTCGGTTGTGTTGTTGATGACCGAGACGGGCAAAGGCTAGTAGGCACTGCTCCCCGGATGGGGGCCAAGCAACTGAACGAGATGAGACGCCCGACTGCTTTGACCTACACGGTGACGGGTGTAGCGAGTACCGAGTCCCCCGCGAGGGGCAAGCCAGCCGGGGCATCAACCCCCATGCGACAGGTGACCCACTTAGGGCACCGACTGCAACGGCTGAGAAGAGATTTCATCTGACTGCTCATTGGCGACAGTGAGCGGCAGGATGCAATCACTAACCGGAGATGAAACATGTACGAAGCAATTGTAGCCAGCGACTTGTACAACGCTGGCAATCAGGATGACGGCCAGCCCTTCATTGCTGAGGTTTATTACGTTGTCGTGGAGAACGAACGCGGTCGCCGCTTCGCCCACAAGGCACGGTTCAAGGGCACCGCGCCTAGGTTCTGCAACGAGACGGGCGAAGGCCCTTTCTTCCCTGACCTGCGCGGAGAGGCATTCGATAAAGCCGCCGCACTTGGCAATCGCATAGCCGCCGCGCTTAGGGCGGGACGCAAGCTTGATGCATCGCACTGGAGCGAGATTGACCCTGCGTATGCGTCGAAGGAGTACGAAGCACAAGGCACTGAATTTCAACGCTGGCTTGAAGATAAAGAGTCGGCATAACAGCAACGTCGACTGAGTCCTGCCAGCCTCATGCATCGCGAGCGGTGCATGGGGATGACGATTCACCACTGGAGATTTAAATGCTTAGAGATGCACTGAGGATGGCGCTCGCCGTCCTGACCGTTGTTCTGCTTGG